AACTGGACCCGTTAAAGTATAGAGGCGATGCGATTTCACTATTGAATCCACGCCCTGACAGGACAGAGCCGTTGAGTGTTTTTGTGAATAGCACAGGCGGCGATACACCTTTTGAGACAGTGCCGGGTTCAATGCAGCCGGCGCCCTCAACAATAGCAGTTGAAGGCGTGGCTACTTTGGGAACGGTTACGGTGGTGACTACATGACCTATGACGAGCTAGTGACAAATATTCGTAACTACACCGAGGTGGACAGCAACGTCTTCTCTAACTCGGTGATAGATACGTTTATTTTGATGGCGGAGAACAGGATTCTTCGAGACATCGATCTTGACGTTTTTAAGGTCGAAGCCACTGCAAACATGACTTCTGGCAACAGGTTCTTGGTTGCGCCAAGCGATATTCTGACACATCGCTACATAATGGCGACGTTGAGTGGAGACCAGACCTTTTTGGAATTTAGGGATACCTCTTTCATGAAAGAGTATTGGCCTGACTACTCAGAAACAGGAACACCCAAGTATTATTCTGTGTGGGACCAGAACACGTTTTACATTGCGCCTACACCAGACGCCAGTTACGCAGTTCAGTTAGGATACATATACAAGCCTCAGCAGCTATCCTCTTCCAACACGACAACTTGGATTAGCGATAACGCCCCTGAAGCTCTTTTATATGCGTGCCTCATACAGGCATATAGCTACACGAAAGGCCCTACTGATATGCTGCAGTATTTTGAAAACAGCTATAAGCAGGCAATTCAAGGTCTTGGCATAGAGCAGCAAGGTCGCCGCCGCCGAGATGAATTTAGAGACGGCATGATTAGACTGCCAATTAGATCGGAATCGCCCGGACCGTAACATTTAAGAGAGGAAAGAGAAATGGCTATCACACAAGCTATGGTTACATCGTTTAAAGTTGGCGTGCTTGATGGCACTTTCGACTTTAGTAGTGGCACATCTCAGGTATTTAAACTAGCTCTGTACACTTCGTCAGCTACACTTGATTCGACTACTACTGCGTATTCGGCTACTAATGAAGTTGCAGGAACAGGCTATTCTGCAGGTGGTGGCACGTTGACTATCTCAACGAACCCAACATCTAGTGGAACAACGGCGTTCTTAGATTTTGCTGATTTGACTTTTTCAACAGCCACGATCACCGCTCGTGGCGCCCTGATTTACTTGGCTGATGGCGCAACGAATCCGGCTGTTGCAGTTCTGGACTTCGGCTCTGATAAGACTTCTACTGCGGGCGACTTCACTATTGTCTTCCCTGCTGCAGATGCTAGCAACGCGATTATCCGTATCGCTTAAGAGTAAAGTGTAATGGCTGACGTTATCGTCCCCATAAGTGGATGGGGCTACAGCACTTGGGGCGACGGGGAATGGGACGTAAGTCCTTCTATCCCTTTTGCTACGGGGGCAGTTGGATCGGTAACGACAACAGGTACAGCGGTTGTTAGTGTCACCGGTGTGCAAGGAACAAGCGGACTAGGTACCGCTGATGCACAAGCAAGTGCGATTGTTTCGGTAGCAGGGCTAAGTGCCACGGGCGAAGTTGGATATACCCGTTGGGACATCACAGTCAATCTGGGCGGTTGGGGCCGCGGGGTCTGGGGCCAAGGCAGTTGGGGGGAATCTTTAGGGGTTTCGGCAACTGGTGCAATAGGCTCGGTCACGGTCCAAGAAGGCACCGGCGTATCGGTGACCGGTGTAGAAGCCACGACCGCTCTTGGCAATATTGCGGTTAACGCTGATGGTGCTATAGAAGCACTTGGTAACGCAGCCACAGGACAAATAGGTAATGCCACAGTCTCTGGAGACGCAATATTCTCCGTAACAGGGGTTGAAGGCACAACAGCGCTAGGCACCGCAGGACCGATAACAACTGTAGCCATAAACGTCACAGGCGTAGTTGCTACAGGCACAGCGGGTAATGTAGATATAGTCGGGGATTCCTCACTCGATGCTACAGGCTTAGAAGCCACGTCTGCTCTTGGTAGCGTTACCGTAGAACTAGTTTTAAATGTAGATGTTACGGGAGTACAAGGCACTACAGCACTAGGCGAGACCGAGGAAACAGGCACTGCAAACGTATACTTAACTGGAGTGCAGGCTATAGGCGAGGTAGGTAATGTAATAGTCTGGGGCAGAATAGTCCCAGACCCCGGCACAGGATGGACAGAGGTCCCCGTGGATCAAACACCAAATTGGAGCAAGATAGCAGCATGAAAACAGTAAATGAGGCGGTAAAATTAGAAAACGCAATCGATCCCAAGCATGAAGTCGAAGTAGTTTGTGCAAATTGTGGCTATGATCTTGATGCGTCTGAGATTTCCGCAGATACTTGTTCAGACTGCGGTGAAGCCCTAAACTTACGACAGAATACAAAGATTTACGCGACAAGCGTCCCTGCTGCCGGGGGCAGCACCTTAGTTTAAGAACTGGAGGCCCAAATGGCTACTTATGTAAATAATTTACGGCTTAAGGAAATCGCCACCGGCGATGAAAGTGGCACTTGGGGCACCAGTACCAACACTAACCTTGAGCTGATTACCGACGGTTTTAGCTACGGCACGAAGGAAATGGCGGCAGACGCTAACGAAACCTTCACTATGCCGGATGCTACTGCGGACGACACCCGCTCGTTCTACTTAAAGATTACTTCGGCTGTGTCTTTGACAGCGACTCGTGAAGTCACCCTTGGTCCAAACACTGTATCTAAAGTGTGGATGATCGAGAATGCAACTTCTGGCAGCCAGATCATTACAATCAAGCAGGGTTCAGGCGCTACGGTAGACGTGGCTAACGGCTCTAAAGTCATGGTTGTCACAGACGGTGCGGGCGCAGGCGCAGCAGTGCTTAACGCTAACCCTACTGGGGCGGTTGTTGATCTAACTTCAGGCGTAACCGGCACGCTCCCTGTCGCTAACGGCGGTACGGGTATCACTTCGTTTGGTTCTGGCGTGGCAGACTTCCTTGGTACGCCTTCTAGTGCCAATCTTGCTACTGCGGTTACAGACGAGACCGGCACAGGCTCTTTGGTTTTTGCAACTAGCCCCGCCCTTACCACACCCAAGATTACTACCGGTATCCAAAACGCTAGTGCGGCTACTGTGATTTCGATGGACTCCAGTACGTTCTTTGCTGGCGCATTCTCTGACGAAGTAACTGCCATAGGTAATACTGGAACAGCGGTAACTATTGACTGTGATGACGGTAACGTATTTACTGCGACCCTTACGGGCAACTGCACGTTTACTTTAGCCTCGGCTAACAGCACGTCAAATAGGGCTACGTCTTTTACGCTAGTTCTAACTAATGACGGCACAGCAGGGCGTACAGTAGCTTTTGCAGGCGGAACATTTAAGTATCCGGGCGGCTCAGTTAGCCGCACTACAGACGCTAACGCTACGGATATTTGGTTCTTTTTCTCACCTGATAATGGCACGACGTGGTATGTCACGCTACCTGCCAAAAACTTAACTACTTAATTTAAGACAGCCTAGGAGGCTATTACCATGGCACTAACACCAGAACAGCAAGCACAACTCGATATGCAAAACGCTGTCGAAGACAACCGATCGGCAAACCAAGCAGCCATTGAAGCGAAGCGTGCAAAACTTGAAACTTTACGTATGGCAAAAGAAATATTGGTTGAAAACCGCCGTACTAAAGCAGCCGCAGATGCCGTAGATATTTCTGCAACGGCTATTACATCTTTAGCTTCGGATTTGAATACATTTGTAAATAGTTAATGGAAGCTTACGCTTATTTCTCGTCCCCCATATACCGTGAAGAGCGGCCAGAATGGGTAGAGGAAACGCTAAAGCATACCCAGAAATACTATGACCAGATGCAGCCCTCAGTGGTTAAGCAAACTGGGCACATGGCAAATGACCCTGACCTTGGGTATCTAGCGTCCTACTTTCGAGATAAGGGGGTTAGTATATTAAAGGATCAGGGTTATTTAACAGATGAGTATGAGTTTTACGTTTCTGGGATGTGGGGCCAAGAGTTTGCTTGTACGGGTAGTAATATCATGCACGTGCATGGGGATAGCCAAATATCGGGGTTTTATTTCTTAGAAGTACCGGAAGGGGGTTCTTATCCTATATTTGATGACCCAAGGCCGGGTAAGCGTATGGCGGATTTGTGGGCACAGTTTAGCGACCAAGTTACTATGGCTACGCCGCAAATACACTTTAATAATGTGCAAGCGGGTACTATGATGCTGTTTAACTCTTGGTTACCCCACATGATTACGTCAAACCAATCTAATAATTCGACAAAGTTTATACACTTTATTTTGTCCCAAAGAAAAAGGTTTATTTAATGCAGCATTTGCTGACGCCGTATTCAAGAAAAATAGAACCGTTTGCATGGTGGGAAGACGCCTTTACAAAGCAAGAACTTGATTGGTTACAGCAAAAAGCCAAATCGGCAACGCAGGAAGCGCAAGTTGGCGGTAAAGGAGGAGGCGAAGTAAACTTGAATGTGCGAAGGTCTGAGCTTAATTGGCTGCACAAAGACAAAGAATCTGAATGGGTTTTTGAGAAACTAAGTCACATTGCATCAAGTTTAAACGCAGAGTATTTTGGGTTTGATTTAACTGGATTTGGTGAAGACCTTCAGTTAACTAATTACCATGAAGCAAAGCAGGGTATGTATAGGTGGCACCAAGATTTTGGGAACATCGGAAAAGCAAGAAAACTTTCTATGGTATTGCAACTTTCTGATCCTAGTGAATACGAAGGCGGGGAGCTTCAACTATTAACTAGTGGGGAACCTGTAACAATGCAGAAAAAAAGAGGGCTTGTAACCGTATTTCCTGCTTGGACTCTACATCAAGTAACGCCCGTGATTAAAGGAACAAGACAAACACTAGTAACTTGGATTTCAGGACCTGCATTTAAATGAAAATAGAATACAAAGATTTTATTGGAGTGTTTTCGGAAGTTTACCCTAAAGGGTTCTGTGAACATTTAATAGCAGAATTTGACCGCAATCAAACTTTAGGTGTAGGTAGCAATAGACAAACTAGCGAAGACGTACCTAAACATAGAAAAAATGATTACCAAATAAGTTCGAATGGTAAAAACATTAACTTTGAACCTTTTGAAGGGAATAGTGTTACAAACATGTTTTTTAGCGGGTTGCAGCATTGTTTTGATGCTTATAGCGATGAGTTTTCTAACCTAAAAGACATAAACATCAACTGCAACAATATTAAGATGCAAAAAACCTCTAGTGGCGGGGGCTACCATGTGTGGCATCACGAGCAAGGAAATGGCGATCAAGCTAATCGCGGCTTAGTCTATATGCTGTACCTCAACACACTTGCTCCTGAAGAAAACGGAGAAACAGAATTTCTATACCAACAACGAAGGATAAACCCTGTAGAAAACACTATAGTCTTATGGCCCGCAGCTTTTACCCACGCACATAGAGGAAATCCGGTTTACGGAGGTAGGGCGAAGTATATAATTACAGGTTGGTTCTACCATGAGTAATTTCCATGGTGCAGGTTATGTGCAAGTAAAAGAGCTAATTGACCTTCAAACTGTAAAAACAATATCTCAGTATTTTGAAAATAAAATACATCGCGGAGAGTGGGCCGCTAAGTCGGAGGTTGCAGCCGGTGATGCAAGTAAGTTTGGTTATTATGCAGACCCTTTAATAGAAGTTTTGTTGAAGCAGTGTTTGCCTGCGGTGGAAGAACAAACAGGATTAGAGTTAGAGCCGACGTACTCTTTTAGCCGTGTTTATCAAGAAGATGAAGAACTGTTACCCCATACAGACAGACCGTCTTGTGAAATAAGTGTAACTGTAAATGTGGCTTGTACTGGTGACACGTGGCCTATATGGATACAGTATG